ATGTCCGTTAATAAACAAACCTTAACAAAATCTTTTGTTGATTCACTCCCCTTCACGGCGGCAGGTGAACAGGTTTTTTATAAGGATGACAAATTAACTGGGTTTGCTTTACGCGTAACGAAAAGTTCTAAAAGCTATATTGCGGAAAAAAAATTACCAACTGGTGAGACATGTCGTGTGACTATCGGCAAGCATGGTATTTGGACAGTCCAGCAAGCACGCGAAAAAGCCCAAGAATACTTGTTAATGATCTCAAAAGGTATCAATCCCAACAAAGATAAACGAGATAGTAAAAATCAGCTTCTTGCAGAAAAGCAGGACCTAAAACTAATACCAACCGTTAAAGAAGCATATGAAAGTTATAAGGCTAAAAAAGACTTAAGCGCCACAACACTTGATGCATATGATCGATGTGTAAATGATTACTTTGAAGATTGGCAAAATTTAAAAATTAACCAAATAACAAGTAAAGCTGTTATGGATCGCCATACAGTTTTATCAGAAAGAAGTAGAGCTCAGGCAAATTTGGCAATGAAATTTTTCTCTGCTCTATATAATTTCACGCTTAAAACCACAGTTGATAGTAGTAATAATAAGCTGATTACAGAACCCAACCCTGTACTAACAATTTACGAAACTAAGACTTGGAATAAAATTAAACGTAGAAAAAACTATATTAGATCTGAACAGCTTCATGACTGGGCGGAGGGAGTTGCCAGACAATATTGGCCGGGAAATCAAAATGACAACCATCTCGCTTATACCAATCAAGATTTTTTATTTCTTTTAGTATTAACTGGCTTTAGACGAAATGAGGGTGAGGGTCTGGAGTGGTCAAAAATTGATTTGAAGTATGGCACTGTTCTTATAACAGATACCAAAAATGGTGAGGAACTGTTATTACCAGTTGGGGAAATGCTGTGGCATATTTTAAGAGAGAGAAGAAAGATGAATCCGGATGGGAAATATGTGTTTCCGGACTTTCGGAACAAGTCGCATATTATAGATAAACGTCATGCTCGTGAAGCTGTGACTGAAAGCACTGGTATTGAGTTCACTTTTCATGATTTACGCCGTACTTTCAGTACAATCGCCAATAGCTTGGCTATAGGTAGTTATACAATTAAGCGCCTAATCAACCACACAACCGAAGATGATAGTCAAGATGTGACAGACGGCTACGTACAAGTAAGTTTTGAGGATTTGCGAAAAGCAATGAATATGATTGAAAAAGTCATCATTTCAGATGTGGCAAAAGAGTTGATTCTAAATAGAATTTATTTCCCTAAAAACACTCGAGATTTAGAGAAAAAGTTTAAAAATCATAATGAGTTGATTGTTCAGGCGGCTAAAGCTCAACTTTAGATGGTAATTCCCAACGGCGTCTATTAAATGTCACGGTTCCATCAATGTTGATTGGTAATTGATTACCGTTGTAGTCGAAAACCTTTATGACTTTACCGCCTTTGTTTACCTCAGCAAGCAAATTACATGTGTGCTCAAGCTTTCCAACTTCTGTGACCATAATCATTAATTGCTGCATGATAAAACCTCGAGAGAATACAGTTGAGAATAATTTTGCTCAAAATGTGCAATTATCCAGATTATTGAGCAAATAATTGCACACTAAAAAGTCATTACTCAAGAGCCTTCACAAGCGCACCGTGTCTTGCTTTGCAGTCATTATATTTTGCAACTGTATCAACTGACCAGATCATTAAGTCTTTGCCAGTTGTTCCTGCCAATTCATTTAGATTTGGGCATGGTTGAATAAGATTAGCTGGTATTACCGGCTTTAATGAGTTCATTGAGTTGCTGCATCCCAGCATCGTCAACACAGCTAGACTTATAAACAGGACGCTCCACGATCTTTTGCACTTCACGTGTAACTGTTTCGACTTTAGTGCTTTGCTCTGCTTTAGCTTTTTCATAGTCTGCGCTCACTTTATTGATCTGATTTTGCTTTTCTGCAAGAGCTTTCAAATTCTTGCGCTCAATCTCTTGGATCTGAGATTGACACTTTTGTTCAGCTTCTTTTAGCTGACCAGTTTTGTAATTGAGTACGGCCAAAGATATGGCCAATAAAAAAGCGAGAAACACAATAATGATTTCTCGCCAATATTTAGCAGCAAATACAATCCACATCACTGCGCTCCTATACATTTTGCGTGTCGTTCTACTTGTCTGGTCCAGACGCCATAACACCCGTTTTTACGAACAGAGCAATCGCGCTTTGCAACGTACTTATATTTAAGTAAAGAGTCGCAAGCTGCTTTATATTGACCAGCCTTTAAATGCTTAAGCATTGATGATTTTGCGAATGTTGGCACACCGTATTGATACGTGAAATCAAGGTATAGGTCATATTCAGTTTGTGATAATTTCACGCCCTTCAATGAATCTTTAAACGCGACTTCACGCTTGGCCACATCATTTCGCAACCACTTATCTGCGGTCGCACGTGTAATTGGTGGATCTGTCATTTTTACTGGTGAGCCATCGGGTTTAAATGTAGAACCATGGCCCTGTGTTGGCCGATCCCCTTTAACGGGAATTACTGGCTTTGATGTAAACCCTTCATCGTTTTTTACGCCCACAAAAAAAGCAGCCGAAGCTGCTAAGACTGCTGCAATATATTTAGTCTTGCTTGACATTACAGTCACCTTTATTTTCCAAGCTTTCTAAATAGGCTTTAAGTGCAATTTCATCGCGCTTATTTTTCTTTCTGGCGTAGTACCAGTTCATTAAAAAACCAGCTAAACCAATGATGATACTGACCCAAAATGCTAAATCGATTGACCCGATCCACGCCGAAACTGCTCCTGCCACACTTCCCCCGTATGTTGCACCCTTACTGGCCGCCAAAGCGGTCGATGTATCTATAATTTGCTGATTGTCTGCCATGCAGCCCCCTAATTTCGGCAATAAAAAAGCCCTAACTTATTAAAAGCTAGGGCTTGTAAGGTTTTTCTATGTAGTTACGCTTTTTTAATTACAAGCTTATATCGACTACCAATAAAATCGGGATCATCTTCAATTGATACTTCCGTATTGAAGCCTTTTTCACGAAGTAGATCTGAAATGGCCGTTGTTGTTTCTTCATTTAAAGTCATCTTTGAATAAAGAGTACATACTCCGTTTTGTGCAATGTCTGCCTCAATCTTTGGCAGTGCACCCTGTACATACATATCTGCGTAGTTCATATTAAATTCCTGATTCTAGTGTGAATGATACTGAGAAGCGCATTGGATCAACTAACGCACCTGTCAAATCTGTAAAAAACAACTTGACTCCAGCTGCAACTTTGAAAGACGACCAACTCCCACTGTATGCTTCAATTGCTTGTAGCGTCGGTGGCAATATAGCCTTTCCACCACCTAATCCCGTTCCAGAAAAAATGCCAGAAACAAAAATGTGCGGATTTGCTAATTCAGTTGTTACGCCCGCATCTCGTTGCAATCTATAGACTCCCGTAGACTCTTTTGAGATAGACCAGCCTGCGTTATTTTGTTGGGTAGTAAAGTTGACATCATAAGTCAGCATCATCGGTGCAATAAAACGCCCGACTTTTGATACTTCGTGATTGTAAGTATTCCACTTTCGAATTTTTTTAGTCCACGAGTCTGACGCAATATAAGGTGTATTTGTAGCAGTAGCGCCAATTACTCGCTTAAATACTACACTTGCAACTGATGTTTCATCCTGATTTCCAAAATACAATTCGCTATTCGGTGCATTGATGTGGATTGGTGTTTTATACCCAGAATCTGCCGCAGTCGGTTGAGTAGTAATTAATAATCTTCGATTAGTACCACCATACCAATTAGCAAAAAGTGTTGCTAAACCAGATGGAGAAAGTTGTATTTTCGCACCCGTCGCACCGCTTAAAGTAATTCGACTTTTATCAATTACAACCCCCCCAATATTATCTGATACAGCCAAAGCGGTTGTGTCAGCTCGATTTAGCCAAGGCGTTCTAATGTAGAGATTATTAACTGTGCAATTAAATGTTTGTTGATAGGTCGTGTTTACAAGCCAGTCACGAGCTACACCATCTCTTGTTTGCTCTGCCCAAATTGCATTGAATGAGCAATTCGACCAGATACCCGCTGTTAAACCGTACTGCATATATTCAAGAATAATATTATTAAAGACGCACTGATAAGCTTCTTTAGCAAACAGCACAGGGTATTTACCCCATTGCCATGAGCAGTTGTCAAAATATGCAGTAGTACTTTGTTTAGAATCAACATCAGCAATATAAAACCCTGCATTTGATGCACTAATTGACATCAAATTTTGGACACGGAACGAAACCGTTGCATTCGATAAATATACTTGATTGTAAAAGCCTGAAATATTTACATTTGAAAGTGTGAAGTTATAACCATCAACTTTTAAACCCGAAATATTTTCTGAAACACCCTCACTTACTAATTGCAAATCTCTTACTTCGGCGCCCACGTTAATAAATGCCACATTATTAAGAAGGGTATTTGAATTTGAATAATCACCTGGTCTTACCTTTAGAGAGTTCATTGCATACGCAGTGGCATTTTGTCTACTAAATCCACCTCCAACAATCCCTTTACCCTTGCAATCAACTTGTTTATTGATGCGATATTCAACTTGTCTGTTAGCAAGATAAATATTCGAACCTGTGTATGGACTCAACGCACATCGAATAAATGCGTCCGCATCGTCATAATTTGGGTCGTCACCCAGACCGCCAAAATCATCAATTGTTGGAAAAGCAACTGTGATTTTCACCCAATTCCCGCCATTTGCAGCAACAACAATATAACCGTCTGGAACTTTTGAACTATCAGCACTAAATACAAAAGTCCCCCCCCCTAAATGTTTATCTTTTATCACAGATCGTACATTTACGGTGCGGCCCGGCCATGGCAATGTAGTAGCTAAATCATCAATACAATCTAATGTACTGATAGTTTTTTTATTAAATTCCCTGAGATTTTCACCAGTTAAAGTCAGCACCAGTGTATCTATCCACCCGTTTTCGCCCGCTCCAGCTGCTGCCGCAACTTCAATTGCCTGTTTCAAATCATCTACTGAAACATATCCCACTCCCAACATCTCTTCAAAAAGTCTGGAAAGCATCGGTAATGATTTAAACGGGATACCATATCTTGGCTCAATTAGTGCGTCTGTATTTACAGCCTTGCCTGTATCTTCAATATCCCTTTCCAAATTTTGGAAAGTTTCTGGTGTTAAAGGCATAAAAATTCTCCAAAAAAAATCCCCGCTAATGCGGGGACTTAAAGGACTGGTATTTAAACAAGATTGTTTTTTATGTCGCTATCGTTTTGATAGTAACGGTCATCAAGGTTTACGAGTGTTAATTCATTTTCAAAGACACCTGACCTTTGTTTAGTAGTAATGAGAAATAGATCGTCCTTTTTCCGATCATCAGTTGAAAGTGAATAAACTGTCTTAACTTCACCTTCTGTTACAAGTGCCTCAACTGGTGGCCGTGCAAGCACAAACTCATAATCATTTTGACCCTGTGTCACAGGGATGATGTCTATATATCCGCTTTTAAGCTGCAAATGGATTACGAATGAATGCTCGGTAGATAGCTTGCAAGGCTGCGAACCTGTGATGTTTAAGCC